GTCTTTTCTTTTGTAAAAACTATCTCTTTTTGTTTTTGTCTTGCCTCCGAATTTGTGATAATCATATTTGTCTCTACTAAAATGAGCTTTTATTGCACAATACATCAAGAAGACATCTGCTGCGTCCATATCATCTCTTCTAATACTTTATTAAAATTTTTATGTTCAGTCCAATTAGTCTCTTTTCTAAATCTTGTGTCATCGCCTTCACGATATCTTACATCTTCATCTATCATTTTATAATCAAAACTAATTTTTGGTTCAGAATCATATGTCAATGTCCATATTTTAAATGCTAGTTGTTGCATGTTCATCTTATGACTACCACAAACATTGTAGATACCAAAAAGTTGATGTGAAATTGATCTGTGAACTGCCGATGCAAAATCATAAACAGATGTAAAATGTCTTACTTGTGATCCGTCACCATATAATGTTATTGGGTTTGCACCATTTGACTCAACTACTTTTTTTACTAAATCTGGCACAACATGATTAGGATTATTAGTTTTTATCTCTTCTTTACCTACACAATTAAATGGTCTTAAAATTAAAACACGATCTGCAAAATCTGATTTCATAAGATCTAACTCTGTATCATATTTTTCTCTTGCATAACCTGATGTTGGTAAATAAACCATAGAAAATTCTCTTGACGGAAACTCAACTTCATTTTCATATACTTGTGATGAACTCATCCATATAACTTGTCTAGGTTTATTTTGATCTATCCACTTTATCATACTGTTAGATAAACTTTTATTTCTTTTGTAAAAATCCTCATGGTCATCACACCAATGTTTTATACCACCAATGTCATATGCACAATGCACTAATACATCAACATCAAAAGGTTCCAATTCTTTTACATCAGCGTTTATGTAAGAGACTCTATCTTTATTATGATATGATCTATCAACGTCTCCATAACGACTTTTGTTATCGATGGCAATAATTTTTACATGTATGTCTGTATTTTGCAATACATAATCAATAATGTTTGATCCGAGCAAACCATCGGAACCTGTCACTAATATTTTCATACTGGTAGTTTGCCGACTCCGACATCATCATTAAGTAATCTAAGTTCTCTTGCGTTTGCCTCTATTTTGTCTTTTAAACCTTTTGTGATAAGTTTGCTTACACTTTCTACTTCTACTTCATTCTTGTCACAATAATACAAAACAGCATCTAAGTGTGTCAACTTTTTTTCTGATGCTAATCTTTCTATCTCTAGTGAAAAAATTTTTGGTGTCTTTTTAAATATATCCATTAATTAAGAAATCCACTTACCTGTAGTGTGTACTTATTTTTTAGTCCAAAGTTAGAACTTGTATGAAATATATCACTATCCCACAGAAAACCTTCTCCTTGTTTCCAATGCGAACTATTCTGCCACTCTTTATTTGTATCTCTGTATTGTATAATATGTCCTAACTCCCAATCGTGTAGATAAATGTTTGCTCTTACTTTAAGTCTTTTATCGTCTGGGTACTTTTTTGTTATTTGGTAAAACATATCTCTGTGTAATAATATTGTTTGACCAGGCTCTTGTAATATAGAACTAACTGACACAACTTCCATACCTAATTTTTTACCTAGGTCATCGTAATCTATTTGATCTTTATCAAACCACAGTTGATGTAGAATAGTATTATTTTCATTGTAAGATTTTGGGTGATTAAAATTAGAATACTCATCATGTAAATCTTTTTGTTCTGTAGATTGATGAGCCAAACAACTACCACTATGTTGAGTATAATCAGCGTTTAAAAAATAATCATAGTCAATGTCTAGGTTAATTTTATTTAATAACATTATTTCCTTTTAGTCTTTGTCTTCTTTTTTGATTTCTTTTTTGTAGGTTTATTAGAACTCACAATACCAATAATCAAAATTAAAGATGCCAAAGATGTAAATATCATCCATGTACTTCCGTCCATAATATACTCCTTTCGAACAGTCGGTGTTTCTGTTGCCAGGTACACCGATCAAACCCCGACTACCTAGTTAGGCAGCCATTGCATACTCATATTGGTCTGCATTTAAAAATGAAATCTCAGTTAGGATACTTACTATAAGTCAACCCTATTTCACCCCCTCAGTCGAGGTTTATCTTGGTGGAGGTGGTGGGTACTGCCCCCACGTCCTCTATAGCGTTTTACAAAACGTCAACGATTCCAATAATATTTATATCATATTTGTAAAAGATTGTCAATGGGTAATCTCGTTTGACTTATTAAAGTCCTCAATACAAGTCACTAACATATCTAACCATTCTTCACTTTTCTGTTTTACAAACTCTTGAACAGTGCCATCTTCAGTTACAACTAAAATTACTATTTGTTTTATAGGTTTACCTGTTCTCTCTTCAAACATTTCTGCATAAGCACACGCTTGAATATAGTAATTTTCATTGTACTGATCATTTCTTTCTTTGGATGATGTTTTAAAATCTATAATAGATAGTTCACCATCATATTCTGCGATACAATCTACTCTACCTGCAATTTTTAGTTTATCTGAATATAAACCACATTCTTGAAAATAGATGTTATTAATTTTTTCTTGAAGTGTTGGTTTTAATTGATTGAATAAACAAGCCGCAAAAAATGGTTCAACATTAACTTCTTTATTATTTAAAAAATCTTCACACATATGGTGAACTTTTGTACCACGATTTGCAGCTGTCCTTGCAACGTAGTTAGCAACATCATCACCGACTCTTTTACGCCACTCAAACAATCCCTTTTTATTTCTATTAGATAAGACTGTGGTGATAGACGGATACTTATTTCCGTCTGGTGTTATGTAATATCTTTTTTTGTTGATATTCTCTGTTTTTAATTTTGGTAATTCACTCACCTGCACATGATTAAACATAATTTATTTACATTCACAATTTACACATTCACAAGATGTGCATGAACCCCCATTTGAACAGTGACACGCATGGTCACAATTTTGACATATCATTCTGCCATCTCCAATGCAAACTCTGTTGTTTCGTTTACTCTTCTAGTCCAACCCTTACCAAAAGTTTTGAATGTACTAAGTGATTCATAATAATCTTGTCTTTCATCTTGATACAATCTAATTGTTTCTGTAAGAGTATTGTTATTTATGAACTCATCTAATTTTGCAAGTGTATTAGGACCTATACCACCATCGGCAACTGTGCCTATCATTGCTTGTAAATACTTTGCAGCCCTACCTGTGCCTGCGTTAACACCAAAGTCAAATACCACTAGATCTAAACCATTTGGTAATTGGTCTCCTTTAACACGATCCCAATAATTTTTTTTATAGATTGGTGCGACATCCTCTTCTTTTAAATTTTGCATTGTATTTTCTGATACAGAATATCCAACCCATTCTTCGTAAACTCTTTTTGTTACACCCATATTTGTCATTCCACCAGGGTCTTTTGGATGATTTACATATCCACCCTCATGATGTAAAACTATCTCTAGACATTTATTAAAATTGCTCATTATCGACTCCAAATCCTAATTTTGTTTTTTCTATTAAATACTCTTTTACAAAACCACTTCTTACTATATCACCAATGTTAAATTCAGTAACATTGAAAGACGGCATATTATCTAATATTCTAACAAAATCTTGTAATCCATTCTTTTCTACTGACTTTGTTAAATCTGTTTGAAAGAAATCACCGGCAAATGATATCTTTGAATTTTGTCCAACTCTTGTAATGATTGTATCTAATTCATGAAAGTTTAGATTCTGACACTCATCTACAATTATTATAGAGTTATCAAATGTCAAACCTCGTAAAAATGATGTTGACATAAAATGTAATGTTCCTTGTTGTTTTAGTCTATCAAATAACATTAAAAATGCTTGTTCATTTGGTTGTTGAAACATAAAACGAACCATATTCATATAATTAATTTGATATAATGCTGACTTATCTTCTTCATCACCAGGTAAGAAACCGATCTCTCTAGTAGGAATTAGAGACCTTACAATTATTACTCTATCATACTCTGTATTAGGATTTAATACATCTTGTAATGCTTTATATAAAAGTATAAATGTTTTACCTGTTCCGGCAGCACCAAAAACAAATTGATTTTTACCTTTATCCCAAGTATCAAAAACAACCTTTTGATTATCACCTATTGGTTTCAGTGATAACATATCTTTTAAATTTAAATCGTTATTCTTCTTCGCCATCTTTTATTCTACCTTCGCATCTATCAACAAGTTCTTTTGCAGGTGATTTATTAAGTCTCATCTCTCTCCAAAGTTTAGATACTTCATAACTCGCCTTCATAACTTTTTCCTCTTCAGCCCAATACTCGTCAAAAGACTTTTCTATTTTATTTTCTTCTACCATCCACCGTCATCATTCTTTATTTTTTCTTCAACGATGTTTACAGGTTCTGAAAAGTATTTGTTCAATACCTCTATTTGCTCATCGTATTTTCCGATTGAGTTTAATTCTTTTTCTATACTTTCAAGTATGTCTGTGTGTTCGCCAACACCGACAGCCTTATCTAAGTATATACTAACATTTAGTCTATGTTTTTCTATCTGACCTTCTGCATGTCTTTTCAGTGCGTCTATAATTTTTTGTTTCATGATATCTCCTACATTAATCCATGTTTTTTTAAAACTTGTTTAGTCTTAATTCTTTTATGATCTTTTGAACCATATCTTTCAGCAAGTGCAGAATCTGGGTGTGCATCTGCTATTCTTGTCAAATTATCTTTAAATCCATTATCAATCTTTGGCCCCACACCCATTAGATGATCACCCACTAAAGCAGCTGCCGTTGGCATCTGTTCATATTTAGGATTTTTTGAAAGCAAATCTTGTAACTCTGACCATGTACAAAATTCTTCAAACTGTTCATCGGTATCTTTGTTTCTAATTATATAAGTTGGCATTTAATTTTTTCCATTCAAAGTTTACTCTCTTACCATTATCATATGGTTTTAAATTTAGTTTTTTCCACTCTAGACTTTTATCTATTGGTGGTTCCTCTATTTGTTTATGTATAGTATATAGTGGTGCAAAAGATAATAGTATTTCACTTTTACACTGTCCTACGAAAGTCCAATCAGCACCTCCCCAATATATTCTTCCATTTGCATCTGAGAAGTATGACTCAGCATATCCATTTTTACTCCAAAAGTAAGCATAATTGACTAAGAAATCATTTGGTGATATCGGATTTGAATTTGGAACACGACAAAATCTATGCAATCTATCTTTTTTTGCTGTCTTTATATACTCTGGTAATTGTTTCATTAACATTGGTGACATGACTCTATCAAGATCTAAACACACATTCCACTCTGTATCTGTTTCTTGCATTAATAAATTTTTACATCCTTCATTGTTCCAACCAATATCATTTTCAACAACATAGTGATCCCATTCACCTGGCACTTCATTTTCTGGTAATGGTTTGTGTTGTGAACCGTCATCAACAATACGAAACTTGTAATCGTTATAATTAGAACAATTAAGATAATGATCTCTCACTAATTTAAATGTTTCTAAATTATTATAATATGAATAATTAACTGATATCAAAATCCTATCCTATATGTCTCAATCCATTTTTTTCTTAATGTATCAACATATTCTTCCTCTACGTCATCTAAACCTAACCAAAGTAATGTTTTATGTATCTCATCATAAAAATGTGTAAAACTTGTAATACTTTCCATATCAAAATCATGAGTATTATTCCTATCATCATCAACTTTATATTCAGGTCTTATTTTACTTGAATTAGTTCTTCCCTCTAAAATCCAATCACAGTTTTGATACATCAAATGTTTTGCATTTACATATTTGTAATATGCATTTTCCTTATTTTGATTTACCATAGGAAAATAATGTGTATCATTATGACATAATGTTCTAAAAACATTATTTGCTAATTCATCATCTTTTTCCATTTGACCATGATCATTATGAAACCCTGCTAATCGAAAACATCCAAATTCAAAATGTTTATCAACTTCTGGTTTGTTTTGTTCTATGCATTCTAAACTGTATCTAAAACTCCATAATTGATCATAATCATATTTCATTTTTAAACTTGCCAATACTGTGTCTTGATGTACAAATTTAGGGTGTAACGCTAACACAAGACTAATAAATTTACCACCACCTTCAAATGGATAGTTTAACACTACAAGTTTTTCTGTTTGTCTATTGATTGGTATCATACCAAGAAGGTGTCTCTCTATTTTTCCATGTAGCAAAATCTTTTTTATATTCTCTATAATAATTATGATATGCCTCTATAACATTTTCTGTTTTACAATCATCTGGCATACATTGTGGTAACTCAGTTTCATCACCGATAATAATATTATTGGGGGCCTTCTGTAACCAAAAAGAAGGTTTAGATGCACCATGAACTTTTCCATAACGATGTGTAAACTCTGCAAGAACTGACATATACAAAAAAAATAATTTATAATAATTACCTGAACACTCTCTTACCCAGATTCCGTCTGGGTGTTTAATGTGTGATGCCATATATAAATGTTTTTCTCTCTCATCACTTAGTCTAAATCTTTTTGCCCTACGACCAGTTTTTGTTTCACCGACATATTCTTCACCGTCTAAAACTCTATGAGCAGTTGATAATAATTGAGCATACTCTATCGGCATTTTGACAATATGCTTGTCGCAATGCATTCTGGCACACTCTATAGGATTTTCATGTAACTCAAATATGTTCATTATCTCGCCACTCTTTTCTCATTGTAACATATTTTGGATCAGTTGTCAATCTATCTCTAAACTCCTTAAATATCCTTGCTGAGACCGCTTTTTTACTCGTTAGAGCGTCTTTTGCTTGTGGTTTGATAGTTCCGTCACGATTATATTTTCTACCACTCTTGTGGTTCGCATATCGTCTTGCACGGGTAAATCCCATTTCTAAAAACTTTCTACACATATCCATGCCAACAAAATCGTCTTGTTTTTTATATTGTTCGTACATCGAATATATTTTTTTCGCACTCATCTCTGCGATTCTTGGTGTTCTAAATTTCCAATGTTGACATATATCATTCGTATAAGGTCGAACTAATAATACACCTTGTTCGCCTCTACCTATTCTATATCTCTTATCGTTTGGTTTAAATAATATATTTTTATAATCTAGATTGTAATCAAACTCTATCATACACTCTTCTACCATCCCATATCATACTAAAACATAATCTATTCGTATCTCTACCTCTATTGTATTCATTAAACTTATCATTATGATCTATACCAAATATAACACAACTACTTGGTTCTACATTTAATTCTTTACATATTTCAATTTGTTTATCTTTGTATTTAAGTGGTATATAATCAGCATCAAACTTTTGCATCATCTGAGTTCCGATGTGACAATTTATTAATGGTATATAATTATACTCATCCTCGTTTATTACATAAAGTTGGTCTTCCCATTTTTGAATATATCTTTGTAATCTTATACCAATACGATGTTTCTCTATTGGAAAAGGTTTACTTAAACTTGTTACAATATATTTTATACATCTATGTGACACATCTATTTTTAAATTATTTGCAATATTAATGTAAGCCATATCTAACATGACAGGTATATCTAACTCATCACACTTTTTTAATATATTATCTAAATTAGGATATACATTACCTGTATCACTAAATGGTGTGCTGATTACTAAAAAATCACCTTCTTTTAATTCATCATCCTCTAACCATGTAAATTTATCTTTCCAATATAATCTACTCATCATTTGATGAAAGAAATAATCACCACGAGCAATTCGTAATCTTTTTTTGTGTTGATATCTAATATAAAAATGACTGAAACTTTCTGTTGTACCTTGTGTGTAACATGCTTCTGTAAACTCTTGTATACCATTTAGATCATGTGGTTTACTAAACCAATTTTTATAAGTATCAAAAAAATTATGTTTTATTTGATTATCATTATAATTTACACTTAACCAACTATTGATTGAGTCATCTCTACACTGTAAAGTTTTTGGATCGTAAATACAATGAGCATTACCAAAAGGTTTATCTACCTTATGATTATTTGGTATGCCTGTAATATTATTTGCCGATGTCTTTGATGTCATTTTCGTGTATTACCTGATATGCACCTTTGTTGTATGCAGGTGCTACTGTGAAACTGTGTTTCACTGATTTTCTTTTTGGTGATCCATTCCCCATATGTGTTAATGGTTTTGGATTTGAAACTTTTTGTATATTTCTCGTAGAATTAAATAAAGTATTTAAATCATTGAACGCAGTAAAGTCAGATCTAGGTGTTTTTTTATATCCGATAGATTCTAAATACTTTTGATAATCGTCTCTTGCTTTCTGTAAAGAAGGTGTCAAAGGTAGTTTGTTATATTTTTCTCTTTGATATACTGAATACTGTTTAATCATTTAATTATAATAACATATTTTTGACAGATTTGCAATCATTTTTCCCACCTGTAAAATATATGCCTTCCTACTTTCATTGTTTTTGTTTTAGATTCTGCCCAAGATGGTTGCACATAATCTGCGTGATAATGTGTCGCACCCATAGTATTAACTAAACTTCCATATTTAAGAGTGGTCTCTGCGATTGATTCTGCGATACGCCATGCCTGTGGATTATATGGGGTATCATCTTTTCCGTCACAATACCAAGAAAATTGACATCTATTTTTTATTGGATAGTAAACTGCATCATTTGGATCTGGTGTTTCTCTAGTTTTCCAAGACTCTCTAGTTGGGCCTTGTTTCACAACACCACATACAGTATTAGGATATCTGTGGTCTTCTACTCGATTCATAACCACATCTGCAACGGCATACATACCGTCTATGTCTTGATTTTTTGCTTCGTGATATACGTTAAGTGCTAGACACACAACGGCAACATTTATTGCTTCCCACATATTTTTTCCACTCCCTCAATAATATTTCTTGTAATCGATATGCTTGTCTTTCCCACGGTTGTCTTCGATACTCATAATTAGAATAATTGTATCCTCGCCAATAAACTGTGGAACCTTGGTTATTTAAATCTTTCATCTTACCTGTTGCATACTGCATAACATGTACCATCTCATGTAGTATCGTTGTAATAAAATCATCATCTTTTAGTTTCTTATAAACGATAATATCAAACTCGTTTCTCTCACCACCTCTAGAACACTCGCCGTCAATAGGTATATCTGTAGTCAATTCTACATTAACATGAATAGTTCTGTGTCTTGGTGTCAATCTATTATAACACCAATTAACTAAATTCTCAACAAGTCGTCTTTGTTTTTTAGTGCCACCCTCTACATCTACAGTATTCATCTTACCTCTCCTATTTTCGTAGGGGGTTAAACAAGAACTGTTAACCCCCTTTGGGTCACATTCACATTGTCTCATCATATATTTATAGTGACCACGACACTTGCTATTGTGATGATGAGGTTGAGAGGTCGCAAGTGTCAAACTTTTCATTAGGAAAATAACTCTTTAATGAAATATAATGTAAAACCTATCATTCCGATATGTACAAATACTGTTATAGTTTCGTTAATCATAGTCACCTCCTAACTTAAATATAAAGGACCAGTCCATTGAATAGGATAGTTACCTGTAAGAACATTACCTCTTGCTCTGTTCTTGGCAGGTGCTTTCCATGATGCAGGTTTAAGAATATCACCTTTCTTAAACTGAGGTTGACCACCTGGTGTGAACATATCCTCTTTTACAATGAAACCGAAAACTGATCTTTGATTAGATCTACCTGTAGTAATTTTGAAAAATTTAGAACCACCAACTTCTAATTGAATATTATCTTCATATTCTTTTATCATATTTTCATTGTTGATAAATTCCTTGTAATCTTGGATTGCAGCTTCTTTTAGAAACTCAAATCCTTCTTCGATTGTGTTTGCTGATTTATTTACTGTTTGCATAATAAGTACCTCTCATTTCTTATTATATGATACCACGAAACGGGGTATATGTCAAGGGTTATTTTTAATAATTCTTTCCTAAAATCCACCCTACTAGACTCTTTCGAATGCCCGATTTTACTGGGTTTACACGATGCCAAAAGTCTGATTTAAAGAATATTGCCTCATTTTTACCTAGACAAAATGTCACATGTCTTAATTCATCGTTTGGATGACCATATTCTAAATCAAAATCACCACCCTCAAAATCATCATTTAAAAGTAGTGAGAATGATATTTTTCTAATACGATTATCTGCATATGGTTTTGTGTGTTGATCAATGTGCCATCCATATTCCCCACCTTCACCATACTCTGTATATTGTAAAGGTTCAACTCCGTCTATCTCGAAGTTCCAACCTGCATCTTTGTTTACTATTTTTGCATACTGTAATACTTTATCTAAAGTTGGTCTATCGTTTATCCATTTAATATTAGATATTCTTGAAGTATGACCACTTTTATCTACAGTTTTTCCTTCTTCAAATTTACCACCACTGACATCTATCTTAAATGGAAAGTTTCTTCTTAGATACGGTTCACCAATTCTCATGGTTTGACAAAGTCATCATTCCAACCAAACGCTTCTTTTACAACTTCTTTAGATAATCCTTTATACACTTGATGTAATTTTTTATCTTTTGCGTTTACAATAAGTTTTGCTTCAGTCTCGTGTAGTCCTTCAAGTAATTGTACAAACATTAATTCTTTTTTGTACTTTGGTGTATCATTGTCAGCACCTTTGATGTAGTGATATAATTTTTTAGCCTCTGATGCTAATCTTGTATGTTCAGTTCCAGCAGGTGCATCATTAGGTTTGAATGGTACATCACCCTCAGGTAGTTCCCAAACAATCTTAGGATCAAATGATGATTTGATTACCATTCTTAATGATTGATTGTCAAATTTTTTTAGTATTTCTACTTTTGCCTCTTTTGTTTTTGCTTTATGCACTTTGTCTAATATTTCTGAAAACAATAATGAATTACTAGAATTCAAAACTGTGCCAGGTAATGGTTTGTTCATTAGAAATCTCCTATCGAATCAGTTAGTTCTTTTAGTTTATTTTCGATAAAGTATGTTAATAGTTTACTTCTATCGCCACATGGTGCTTCGTTAAACTCATTGATAATATCTGTTTGAATGTTGACTGGTATGCAGTCCAAGTCTATAAGATTTTTATTACGACTATAATTACGAACTACTTCATCAGTTGCCATTGTATTATCAAAGTTGCCGTCCTTCCATGCTTCTATTTTCTTTTTACTTAAAGGTTTTTGTCTTAGTCCTTCAGTAAAAACATTGTCATTTGACAGAACATTAGGTATACCGTCAGATGAGTCTCCTTTTAATATATGTACTTTTATATATTCGTGTGGATTTTCACCATTTAGTTTTTTCTTTAAAATAGGTGAAAATTGAGAGACATTTGGATATTTTTGTAACTGAATAAAATCCTTGTCACCAGATATTATCATAATCTTTTCTTCGGGGTATTCTTTGGCCACAGTTGCTATGATATCATCTGCCTCTGCACCATGAACTTCGACAACCTTGTATGGTAGATAATCTTTTATCTCTTTTTTGATTTGATTCAAACAATCAAAGATTGACTCCCAATCTTTACTATCTTTGTCTCTCGCTCTTTTTCTATTTAATTTGTAGTAAGGGAAATAGTCTCTTCGCCAATAATGTTTACTATCATATGCTAATACAATCTCACCATACTCCTCGTTAAAGTCTTGACGATACATGCGAACAGAATTCAATATCATATGTCTAACCATACCTATATCAGGTTTCTTGGTTTTTTCCATATTCAAATGCATCATCAAACTCGCAAGTGAGATTTGATTCATATCTAATATAATCATTTATCCTCTAATAAGTTTTTCACCTTTTCTATATTTACACTATGATACGATATATCTAAGTTATTGTCAACTGATTTTTCGGTCATTACTTTTTCAACTAGATCATTTAATATATGTTTGTATCCCATATCCTTATAACAGATCGCCCTAATACACTCATTCAAAAATGGTATGTACATTTTCATAGTATCAGATGTAACATCTATACCATTCTCTTGAAAGTTTGTAATCGCATTAACTACAATACTTTCTGCAAGTTCCTCTACGAACTCTATGTCTTCACGAACCCTACTGTTTTCCTCTGGTGACACTGTCACCACTCTTTTCCACGGTCCTTTTATTATGTTGTCTGTCATTAAATTTTTCCTTCAAATCAAAAAACCGTAATACGTCTTTGACTCTCATTGACATATTATCAGTTCTAGATTTGCGTTTTAGTTTTTCGTATTCTGCGTATTCATCAATACTCATGTTCCATTTGTGCAACTTTTTTTAACCACCTTTTTTTACCTGCCTTTTTAGCAAGTCTTTTTTTCTCTGATGGCTTCTGAAAAAACTGTCGTTCTTTTATTTCTTGTAGAATCCCAGCATTCTTAACCATCCTCTTTAACTTTCTCATGGCCTTATCTACATTGTTATCTCTAACAATTACATGTAGACCCTCAGTCCTTTCAAAGTTTGGTTTTCTTCTATATTGTTTCAAGTTTACTCCTTCATTTTATTTAGTTGATAAAACTGTAAATATTGCAGCCATCCATTCAAAGACTGTTCCATAATCTACCATAGTTAACAATGCACCGATTGCCATCCAAAAAAATATTTTTAACATTTGAACGGTAACATTTCCTCTGTAAATTTTGGTAAAAAATCGTATTTAAAAAACTGTCTGCCGTTATATGATTGACAGTAATCGTTTAAAAAATTTATATCAGAATATGGTGTTCCTTCATAACCATACTCATCATTGTAAGTATGATAATATTCAGAACCATGTATCATTTCTACACCAGACTCACCAGTAAAATTACATACCTCTTCTTTGTAATTTTTATCACAAAATATTTTAATCTTGTCATGTAATTTAGAAGACGACAATCTATCAAGTTGTGATAAAGGTGCGTTTCTAAAAATTGTATAATAA